TGTATCGTTCATATTTACGTAAACACCATGAACAACAAAGAAACGTACAAGACCGCAGGAATTTAGTTAGGCATCCTTTGGTCACCGGCATCCCACAGATGCCGACCGGGCCGGTTTGTCGTACCGACCCCAGACGAGCCCAGATTATAGACATATGACTGGTCTTCACGCTGCCGTCTACAAGCTCACATAGCCATGGACCTGAATCTCCGCCGCCATTTGCAAAGGCGACTTTGAGTTAAGTTTAGGATAGAGAGCTAGCATCTGGCCAGCGTTATTTTGCGGCACGCGTGCCGCGGAGGACGATACCGTCCCACGATTGAGCTTGTACAAGTCATCCCGACTCGCCCCTGCCCTGATCGTGTCAGCCCGTTTGGAATTAATCCGCGCGACGTCCATGTTGGCTAGTGCGTTAAGCACGTCCCACAACAAGTCCGCCGGCGCGGCCGCTCCGAGCAAACCGGAAGCGACCGTCTTCGCGTGGTACGCTCTCTCATGGACGTTCCATGGTGGCGCCTGGGGTGGCGGTTCCATCATCCAGAAAGTCTTCGTGAAAAGACGGCGGGGGTCCGGCACGAATGCCACACCTTCCACCGTGCGCACAAGGACGTTAGAGCAAAACGAGGTCTCAGTAGTATCACCAGTGAACAGCGTGGCTTTGAAACCGTCACCATCCTCATAGTCGATACTGTACGGGTTAGTCGCATAGTACTCACGGAATCTAGGCTCATAGCGCTTGGTCGTGATTGCCCACATGTCGTCTCCTAAGAATAGCGCAAAGCATTTGTCCTCAGGCACGCGGCCTTTCACTCGGCCTACTTCAAAGACCGTCGCACTCACACCCGAATTTCCGCAAGACGTTGACCCTTCACCCGAATGCCTCGTCTCGTTCTTCCTCGTCTGATACTTGACACCTGTGGCTTTATTCCCACCCTTAGTCTCCCGTATCCGCGACAATGCGTACTTAAACAGCTCGTGCCTCCGGGGTGACTCCCACTTGATGTGTGGATAGTACAGCTCCCAGATTGCGGTGTGGTCAACGCCGAGGTCATCAACGCCTCCCGACTCCACCGCGCACACAAACTCCCGTAGGTTTGCATCGAAATTTTTCCCATCGGCCTCAATGGCAATAGGCTCATCTAAGGGATCGCCAGACGCTGCCCACTCAGCTGTTAACTGGTTGCGCACGTCATTCACCCATTGATTCACCTCAAACATCTGATAACCTGTTGCATAAACGAGCCGGTTAGGCCGTTCATCCAGAGTCCACAGCGGCATTGATTCCGCGAGTAGCTTGCCCATCACCCCAAAGGTTGGTACAGTAGCCACCGCAAAAGCAGGCATTCGGCCAGAAATTGCCCGAGGTCGGGGTATCTTGCCAGCTTCACCTGCCTTCACGAGGATCTTCTCAGTCTTGACAAACAGCTTGATAGCTATATCGCCTTCAGAAAACCCCTCTCCTTCAATTCGACTCATCGCCATTTCAAAGCCAGCCCGCATTCCCACGCGAGACTTCTTAATCCATGCGACAGTGTCAACCGCCATCTTCTCAAAGGGCACCCTGAACCGGGGGCTGCTCATCACTATGTTTTGGTAACACGTAATATAGCATTCCCTGTCGTCCTGTGTGATCGGTGGCCTCACGACTAACCCTGGTAGGATAATACGCGTAGCAATCGAGCGGACAGCAGTTGCTCGGGAGGTCACATGCGCTGCAATCTCCGAGCCTCCGGTTATGATCCCAGCCGGCGTGGCTATGATAGGATCAAGGATTCCCTTACTCAAGTCATCACCCAATGTTATGCCATCGGGTATCTCCTCCTCTTTGAGGCTGGGCACGGTGAACGCGCGCAGATTGGGCATAATTGCCTCACGGTCGTAGCGGCTAATGCTCTCACAGCAAAAGAAACCCCACAGACGTTGAAAGATTCCCGGTGTTGCCCAGGCCGCGCGAGCGCGGTTAGTCTTCTCCATCTCATAGGATGCCGCGTGCAACAACTTATACATGCGAAGATCGCCCGTATCAGTCATAGCCGCTACTGCCAACGAGCGAACCAGTTCAGGCACCAGCTGGTGCGAGACACGCCCCTTAGCCGCGGACCACAGCATTGCCTTTGGGGATACTGCTATGGCCGCGTCAAGTGACGCCTGGTTCCTCTCTCGACCCGTGACTGCCGTTAGAACTCGACTGGCGACGTCCGCTGGAAAGTAGACGTCCTCCTGATGAGGTCTCTGCCAACGCCAAAAGGCGGCTGGCGCGAAGGGGTCCGTAACGCCATGGAAGAATGTGCACTTTACAGCATCATTGTCCACGACGTAGGCCTCAACGGCAAAGGCGGCTTTGTCAAAAGTGGGTTCCGGCTCCCCCGGAGCCATACAACCACTAGCCACCCGGCTGGAGGGTGGATCCCACACCGGGGCATCCACAACAGTACCTGTTTCGGAAGCATTAAACCGGGCGACCCAGGTGTATTGGGTCTCTCCCGGCTCAGCTCCTGTCCACGAGATGCGGGAAGACTCCCACACAACAGTAGAGAAGAGACCATCTCCCACACGTGAATCATACGCGTATCCATCCTCCAGCCAATCGGTATTAGGCTGTCGGTAGACTCGCGGACTCGGCTCATCGTGTGTGCTGCGGTTCCTCGCAACGATGCTCTCCCCTTCTCGGTACCACTCCTGCTCTCCTGCAAAAGACCCGCTTTCTCCCACAAACCGGTGGAAGGCTGCAAGCCCAAAACGCTCCGACGTGCGAGCGACTAGTAGGCACCAGTCACTCTTTCCGACGTATGCGACAGTATGTAAAGACATTACCGCATCCCACTGTGTTGCTGGCTGCTTACCCTTTGCACAGTGCTCCACCATGCGGTGGCAACATTGGCAATAATTCCGGTAACAGTCACAGTCCAAGGGAGCGTGTGTGCACATCTTCAGGTTGTCTGTTTTGCCCCTGTTCAGGGCATTACGTCGAGCCACATCCTCGGCCCTCATGGCCTCCGGCAGACAAGAATGGAAGGTATAGCGGTTGGCGATTGCGTTTCGCCTGGCCGCACCCTCAACAACAAGCACCAACGGTTTAAGCCCCCGTGATCTGTTGCCAAGCGCCAATAGCTCGCTAGCCATCGACGCCTCTGCAGCTCTGCGTTCCATGCCAATGGTTGGATGGCTGGATACATGCTTGTAGCTGACTTCCTCTTCTTCCGGCTTGGCCGCCACTGTGGGTGGCGCGCCAGGCGGTTTCGGCTTTTGGCCGTCCGCCTTGGGTGGTGCCTTAGCAACCACCGTGGCCTTCTTCTCTAAGGCCGGCACCGTTGGCTTGGTAGCCTTTGGTGTGTCGCCGCTCTTCGGCTTAGCAGGAGCTCGGGGTGGATTTTGTTTCCGTTCCGTGACTCCCTGGGTGGCCAGTGTCGCCGGGGTGGACGTGGTAGTGGCTTTACTACCCCGTTTCCCCCCCGTCGACCTCTGACCGGTCTTTACAGCCCCCTTGGCAGGGGGCCGCTGGCTTTTCAGCCGCGCTTTCGGAGT